CACAATCCTTTATTTCAGTTACGAAATTACTCGGTAGTAGATCGTGAAGAACCTTTCTGTCTACACCCCTAAAACCAGATGCAACCTTTTGTGCGTAGTAGTGAGTACTGTGTCTCAGTGAACCACCACCCTCTTTCTTCTTACGAACCAATAACTTCTTGAGAGTATCAAGGGCGTTTCCGTACACCTTCTTGTTGGTGGTGACAGACCTCAACTTATTGAGCATCTTACCTTCGGTAGTCTCCGTAGTAATCGTCTTCGATGTAGTCTTGAAGTTCTTCTTACGCATGATGGTTTTATTGATAACCTCGAACTCTTCCTTGTTCTTGTCATAGTTGATCACAACAGGTAGGTTCAGGTCAGTCTGTAAATCTTTGATCACTGCTTCACTATCAGGATTCTGTCGAATGTTCTTTGCCTTTCTCTTGGCAATCTTCTTGAACACTCGTTGTAACTCTGCCACAGTGATAGGTGGATCGTTGCGTTTATCGTTCATGCGATCAGCAAAGTGACGAGTAAATTCGATGTCTACATCAAACTTGGCAAGTAGTCGATCAGCAAACTTCTCAAGGTCATTGAGTTGCTTCTGAGATACTGCCTCGTACATATCCTTGAACTGTGTGGTGTACTTGGATGGTTTGGTCTTGGCAGTTGCATCTCCCGGTGCGGGTTTGTACGCAGAGTCATCATCGTCTGCTTTCTTACCATTCTTTGTCCTTAATGTCAGAGTCTTGAGGTGCTTTCTTCTCAACCAGTTCTACTGCATCCAACCACTTACGAACTTTCTTGTCACCACATTCTACGATGACATAGTTAGAACCTAAGACAGATACAGTACCTACTTCCTCACTTGATTTGATAACAACAGTATCACCCAGTTCAAACAGTTCACCTTTGACAAACTGTTCTCTCAGGTCAGATACTTTTGGTAATTCGATGTGTCGTTTGAAAGATGTCTCTTCCTTGAGACCGAGACCCTTCCTAACGTCATTGAACAACTTACGAGTGTCCCTGTCTGACATAGACTTGGGAACACCCTGTGTGAATGCGGTATAATCGTTCTCTTTGGCATTTGCACGTTGTTTGGATGCAGACATACCTTCTACACCTTCGGCATCGGGGTCTCTTGCCCCTGCGGAAACAATATTGATGGACTCAAAGTTATAGAATCCATGTCGTGCTTTCTTGCCATTGTACTTGTTCAGCAGAACCTCAAACTCACGAATGCGATCTTCACCGACCACCATCGTGATATTCTTGTATCCTGCATCATATAACTTTACTGCTATATCAAATACATTTCTAACACCCTTGTCCACCATGATGTTTCGACCATACTTGGGGAACATCTTGCGGAGGTGTTTAACTTTATCTGAATAAGACAGTGGGTCTTTGGCACCAGTAGACTGAGAGACATAGACCTTCCAGTCTGCTCCCTTTGCTTTCTTGGCAATTGTATCTAATACTTTACCATGACCAATAGTAGGTGGGTTCATTCTACCAAATGTAAAATAAACTTCCTTTGCTTCTTCGGTTAGGTACGACTTAAAATCTTTAATCATCACTTTTGGTTCCACCTCGTTTCTTCGTGAGTTCTGCTTTACGAACCTTCGGAAGAAGTTTCTTTGCGAGTTTTTGTATTTTGGGTTTCATCTTATCTAGTCGTTTCTCAATTGACTGTCTACGAGACATTGAGAGTTCACCCTTGTCAATACCCTTAGTGATTTTTTTGAGTATGGTCATTCGTGCTTGCTTCATAGCACGTTTCTTGAGTTTTTCGGGAGACGCAACTCTTCGTTCTGCTCTTTTACGACCAAGTGCGATTTTTGCTTTGTTTTTCTTGAAGGTTCGTGCCATCTTTAGACGTTGTTGCATATTCAATGCTTCGTCTGGAGATTCGACAACCTTAATAAATTCTTTGAGTCCCATTGGTCTGGACATAGTTTACCCCTACGGTTTTTCCCATCCTTTCAGTATATCTGGACTGAAATTATTATACGAAAATTCTAGACGGTCAACCAACTTGACCGCATCACCACCTAATTTGTCAATAGCAACAAAACCTTCTGCACCTGTGCGGAGTTTGTAACCCTTCTTATGTTGAACAAATGCATCAATTTTTGAAATACTATTAAGTTTATTTATAAGTTTTAGTTTTGCTAGTACAATACTTTTCTGTAAATCAAACA